ATGCCGAGCGCGGGGTGGCGTAGGTACCGTGAGACTTCGCAGCGCCTACGTGCTCCACTGCCTCTGCGGCGCAACAGTTGAGTCGCACACAACCACAGGAACGTGCTCCAAGTGCGGGAAGGACGTCGCGGTGGAAGGCTGGGGTAACGCCGAAGCCATCACGCGACACAACGCGGAGTATGTCCGTGAACTTCTGGCGGAGAGAGCGACGACGAAATGAGCCGTTGGATTCAATTCGAAAACCGGCCAAAGCGCTTCCACGCAGTCTATGTGGAGGCAATGGGCGGGTTCTTCACATTCTGCGGGCGATTCATTCGGCAAACGGGGGTGAAGGCGGAAGATAGGGCGCCGAAGTTGAAGTGCCGCTGCTGTAAGAGTCGTCGTTGTCTGCCTTACTTGATTCCGGCTGAACTGCGGACAGTGAAGGATGCTGCGGATAGCGTGTGCGTGATCGACACTCCCAACTATGAAGGCGGAGAGCAAAGACGATGAGCCTGAAACCGGCAGTAAGAAGGGAACGCGTAAGAAGCGATCGCGAGGAATTGGCGGCGGCGAAAAGGGAACTGCGCGACGCAGAGGCCGCAACCAAGGAGGAGCGGGAAATAAAGGAGCGCCTGCTCGCGGAGAACAAGAGCCTTCGCCAGAACGTGCGGAACTATCTGGAGACTCGCAAAGCAGTATGTGAGGGGCTGTTGCAGGAACGAAGCGAATTGACGGGCAGGATACAGCGCATCGATCTCAGGCTTAAATCGCTCGGCCTGTTCATTGAAGACGGAGTAATCAAAGACACGTGGAAGCCGCAGCAATGAAAACCGTTGAATGCTACGACGGCAGACACCGGCTCTTCTTTCTGCTCGCTGTGCTCTTAGCGTGGTTCGGACGCGATGGAGTGAGGTAAACGATGACCGCCGATGAAATCGCAATTGTCCAGGCGCTCTCGCGTTGCTCATTCACCCCTGGAACAGCGGTCAAACGGTTCATCCGCACAACTGCTGACCGGGACACGTCGAAGCCAATGACTGAGAAGGGTCGAGCATTCCTCTGGAAGATCGCATGGTCTTACCGGCGGCAACTTTCCAAGGACATGGTGGAGCTGGCGCGGCAGAACAGCGGAGAAGTGGGACTGAACGGGGCAACGAAATGAACAGCAGCACTCAAACGTTAGAAGAGATGCGGCAACGGCAGGCCGGATCGCACCTGTCCGATGCCCAAGTTGCACACAGCGTCCGCATGCTGATGAGGGACGACCTCGATCACGAGGCGGTCTGCGTGATGGCCAGAGACCGAATCTGCTATCTGTCGGCTGCGCTCGAAGACCTGACGCGTCAGCTTCGAGCGGAAGAAATCACCGGCATCAACATCCGGCTGCGCACCATCCGCGAATGCGCGGAACTAATGGACCTGCATAACGCCAGTGGCAGCGGTGGCCTTGCCATTCGCGAGAAGTTCGGAGTCCCCGCGTGATCACCCCTGAGAAATTGGCAGAGTGGGAAGCGCTGGCGGAGAAGGCGACGCCTGGACCGTGGAGTCATCGCATTGACACGTCATGGAATCATCCAGATCGGATTGTCGACGCTCCAGCGTTGGTCGTTATTCGAGATGAGCACTGTGATATTCACTGGAAGGCTGGCAGAGATGAAGCCAATTTTGATTTCATCGCCGCTGCCCGCACCGCACTGCCAGAGGCCATCGCGGAGATCCGGCGCCTGCAAGCCGAGAACGCCCCCACGGCCGACGCACCCGATAAGGCTGAAAACCTCGCCCTTCGCCGACTATTGTGGCTTGCGCATAGCGACGGGACCCAGTACGGCGACGACGGTGAAATGCAGATCGGCATGATCGACTTCAAACGCGACCCTGTGGACAGCATCCAGGCGGCGATAAGAGATCGCGGTCTCAGAACGCTAATAGCGACTCGATGCACCCGCGCCGCTCACCACGACGGCCCCTGCAACGGATACCCAAGGGAGGGTTGCCCGCAGCCTAGAGCCGACGCCCCGACCGCCGCGCATACTCCTCATCCAAAATGAACTCGATACACGCAGGCGTAAACCCGAACATAGCAGCGAGCAGCTCGTTCGTCTTCCCGTGCTCCGATAGTTCGACCACACACTCCCCTTGCGTGTGCGATTCCCCCATGAACAGCGCTCTGCCGCAGACCGTACAGAACCGGGATTCCCGCGATTCCCGCACCGTCGGCCGCTCCAGGCTGATCACATACCGCGTCAGGTCGATATGCGGATCGTCGTATCCGAGTAGCCGGTCTGGCGTTGCCTTCACGGCGTGCGCCAGCCGCGAAAGTGTAGTGACGAGCATATCCGTTGACTGCCCGCTCTCCATCGCGTTGACGGTGGAAGGAGCCAGTCCGCAGGCAATAGCGAGGTCCTTCTGTGACATTCCCAGCAGGACTCGATGGCGAATAATGCGCCGCGGAAGAACGTGTTTTAGCAACGGCATGCTCCCCAAGAGCCCGCATTTTCCGCACCGAACTGAATTCGGTGGGCCGTACTCAAATTCGTTGAAACCGATTAAATCCTTGTGTTTGTGCGGGTCTACACACCACAATCGTAGCTAATATGGGTACACTTCTGCACGCCACAATGGGTCTTTCGCGCATCCCAGCCACTGAAAAGCGCAACAAATTGGTCGAAATCTACTCGGATATTGTGCCGAGTATCGCGTCAAGCGTGGCGCGCAGGCTTCCACCATCGTTCGATCGGGACGATTTAGAGCAAACCGGCATGCTCGCAATACTCGAAGCCGAGCCAGCCGTCGAGGACTTCCTCCGGAGCAAGGTTGAGGAAGGCGCCAGGCTGGCATTAGTCGAAGCCGCGCCCGCCGTCGAGAGCTATCTCCGTACCCGGGTCCATGGCGCCATTCAGGACACAGCCAGGGGAATAAGATACCGGGACGCCACACACCTCGACCTGGAGGCCGCCGCCGGTACGCCTGACCAGGCTGGAACGCCGCTTGAGTCCGTCCTCCGCGATGAAACGCGCCAGATTGTAAATAAATCTGTAAAATCTTTGGTCCGTAGCCAGAGGCGGGCGCTCCGGGTGGAATTCGGCAACGTAGAAGGGCTGCCACGCCAGGAGCTACGAGCTGCCCATGAAAATGTGTGCGAGAAGGACCGACGCCGAGGCAAACCGCGCAACAGCTACTACACGGAAAAGGCGAAGGCTATCGAGGGGCTGCGCAACGTGCTGGCGAAGGCTGCGTAATGCCCATGGGACTACGAGTTGACCATTTCCACCATTTCGATCCAGTGAAGATCGACGTTGTCCACCACCACACCGATGCAGCTGAGGACCCGCGGCTGGATCAAATACTAACCGAGTTACAGCAAATCAAAGGAGATCTCAGCACCATCATGGATAAAGAACAACAAGAGTTGGACGCGCTTGCGCTCGTAGACGCCGCGACCAACAAGATCGGGACGAACCTGTCGGTCGTTTCGGATGTCGTAGGCGCCCAAGGAACAGTTATTTCGACCATCGGAACCGAAATGACCGCATTGGTAGCTGCGCTCAAGGCCGCCGGCGTGAGCCAGACGATCATCGACCAGACAACCTCAATCGGCACGAAGCTCACTGCGGTGGGGACCACTTCCGACACCGTGGTAGCGGCACTGCAAGCTCAAATCCCGGTGCTGCAGGCGATCGCCGCACAGGGCGCGTCCAACGCGGTACCCGTCGACCCGCCCCCGCCTCCCCCTCCACCGCCGCTACCCACTGCGTAAGTGGGGTTTCAACTTCCATGACCCGGCAACTCAAAAAGGGCGCTCTGCTGTTTTGGGGCGCCCTTGCCCTTTGTCTGGCGACCGCCGCAGCCCAGACTCCGGTTACCAAGAAGCCCTACATTTACTGGTATGCCCCTGGTGATACCGCTTGGACATGGAAGCCTTTAATCGTTGACCCGCCGCTGACCGTGACCATGGACGCATCCGGGCAGTTCCACCTGTCCATGCCAGCGATTCCTACTCCGACTCCCCCGCTCATGCTGATCGATCCGTTCGGCGGAATATCTCAGCCCATTACCGGCCTGGTGATCGGTCCCGAGATGCTGGCTATGTCCAGCCTTCCTGGAACGCTGCAGCTCAACGTGAATTCCGCAGTACTCGCCTCACGAGTTGCATTGCAGAGCGGATATAGATCGAGTGACAGCTCCGGCAACCCGCAGACGTGCATCTCTACCCCACTCCCGCCCCAGGATCCCGACAACCCGCCCGCTGTTCCCCTGGTGGCAGGACAAGATTACCAGGCATCGTGCTCAACCAAACTGGTGAAGCTCGTGCAATATCAGGTGTTGAACTGGGCAGTGGACGTTCCGAACGTGGGACCGGTGTCGCTCAACATCGACGGCCTCGGTGCAATGCCAGTGCTCGACCAGATGGGCAATCCTCTGGTCGCAGGGCAGCTCGCAAAGGGGCTCTGGCGTATCTGGAATGATGGGGCGAACTGGAGAGTGTCCGAACTGTAAGCTGAAGCAGTGTGATTTGATCGAGTTGTCTATGCTGGCGTCGGCGTGGATGGTGAACACGCACTTAAATCCTCAGTCGTAGGGTTACTACCGAGGCTCTGTCCTGCTCCTTAGTTTTCGTTTTCGGCTGAAACCTGTCAACGAAAGGATTTACGAGGGTAGGATGGTTCGGCACACTGTACGGTTAAGCCGAATAGAAGGATGGCCGCTCAGAGGATCAGCGAAGGGCCACAATATCCGGGTCAGAACCGGAACGCCAGCACTCATCACAAATAAATCCCCGGCTCAACCCGATTAGTATGGTGTGACCGAAGATCGCGCTTCCTCCACCCCCTCCGAGACCTCCCCGTACCAGCCCGCCCCCGAACCAACTCCCCAGCTCGTCAGTAAACCCAATCCCAAGCCCCTTATCACCCAGGAGGAACACGAGGCAAAGCGTGCAGCGCGCAACGTCCAGAGCATCATCGATCGAGAGGAAGCGCGGCTCACGCCACGCGCCCGCCGCGCCATGCTGCAGGCGCTACACGAGGCTTCCGGCGCCGGCCTCGAGGCAATGGACCGTTCGGAGCTGGAAGCGGCACAAAAGAAAGCCGAAGACGCTCTGAAGCTTATCGGAGAGATGGAGCAGGTCGCTCCTGCCAAAGCGCCGCCCGGCATCCTCTTCAGCCAGGCCACGGTTAACGCGCAGCCTTCGTCACCGGCACCTGCCGACGAGGACGACGATGACGAGGACGACGAGTAGACGGCCATGGCCAACAAAGTCACCCCCATCAAAGCGAAGATTCCGGCGCCCGCCGAACGGCGCAAGGTGGTCGACGAGTTCGCGGCTCTCCACGAGCAGCTCGGGCCCATGAGAAAGCGCCACGACGCACTGAAGAAGGAACTTGAACGCTTAAATCCGCAGTTGGGCAAGTCCGCGACAGCGACAGCCCGTGAAGAGGGAGACAAGTACGTCGTAGATTTCAGCGTGCGCGAGGACCAGACCAAAGTCACGGGGCTCGACAAGTTATTCAAGCTTCTGGGGCTGAAACAGTTTCTGGCATTCGTCAAACGCTGCCAGGTCACGCAGAAGGCGCTCGACGCATCCCTGCCGGACAAGTCGCAGCGCGGGCTTTTCCTCGTGACGACCCAGACCGGCAGCCGAAACATCAGCATCACTAAGAAATTCGGGGAGGCTGCGTGAGAGCGAGCTACGTCCGTATAAAGTCACAAAAACGCGACGGCCAGGTGCTTTGTGCTGTTGTGGAGAACGCTGAGCCTATCCGATCGTTCACGATTAACGACGAGACCTGCGGGTTCCGTGTGGGCGCGGGCAATTTCAGTATTCCGTTGGGTGGATCGCTCGAGATTGAAGCCATATGACTCGCGCCTCCATCGACGTAATCACCGAACTCACTTCCAACGGAGCGCCGATGCTGCGCGCTTGCTGCGGTCACGCATGCGGCAACTTCGTTCAAATGCCGCTCGCTCCAGGCCAGCCGCTCGAAGAGGCGATGAAAGTGTTCCTCGAAAAGACACGCCTCGAGGGCTGGGCCGTCGGGCTACTTGGCAACACCTGCCCGCCGCACATTCAGAAGATGCGCGACCAGCAGCCACGAATTCACCGGCCAGGCGGAGCAACCATCGTGGTTCCGCCGGGAGCGGTAACGCAGTAAGTGGGATACGAAATGGACAATCGAGCGACGAGAGAATCTCTCCCGGTAGACCAATTGGCGCTGCGGCTGCACTGCGTCGTCATCAACGGGATCGTTGACATCGGCGTATCCAAGGAACACGCGGCACGGACGCTGCGGGGCCTGGCCAAATTTCTCGAGCCGGTGCCGCGCAGGAACCGCCATACGGCACGAACGCCCTCGACGGACAGCCACGCCGTGACTCCCTCCCAAGATGAGGAAACGTCCTCCCTGGGGCACAGTAATTTGTGGGACCTGAGATTTCTGAATGACGGCGGCGCAGTTCTTCGGCTCTACAGCGGTGTGACCGCTAACCGCCCGAACATCGCCCTGCTTTCGGACGACAGGAAGTTGCCGCCCCTACGCGTTGCAATCCACCGCGATTGTTCGATCGGAAAACTGGTTTGGATGATCCAGGAACACGTTCACAAAAATAAATCTGCGGGAGGGGGGTAATAAAATCCGGCCTCGCCGCTATACTCATTCAGGCTTGGCGCCAGCCGACGGTGCCCTTTAGTTAGCTGTTTGACCTTTCTGACCCATACGCAAGCGCGTCTCTCCCCGGGACGCGCTTCGCGGCACCAGCCGGCTGGTGTTTGCTCACCGTGAAGGGGTGAGGGTAAAAGAATCCTAAAACCGGTCACCGATCTCAGTAGTACACGTGTGCCTTTGTCTCTTTTGAATGTCTGTCGTCATTCCAGTCCGCGATTACGATCGCCTAGAGGTCGTAGACCCCACAGGGAAGCGCATGTTCTTTGCTGACTGGGATTACGCACAAGAACTCATCAAAACGAAGAAGGTCGAAGCTAAGCGGGCGGACAAAGGAAAAGGCCGCATCCGCTGCTTGGTGGCGATCCCCGAAGTAATCGCCGAAGTCGAGAAGCCCACGCCCTTGCGGCAACACGGCACCATGGGCGAGTCACACGATCAGATCCGCGAGTGCACCTGTAAGGACTGCCGCGCCAACGGCTCACCGATAGACCGACACCTGAACCGCTCGACGAACCCGCCTGGAGTATGGACCATTGACACACTGCCTCGCTGGGGGAAACGGGATTGGAAGACCCGGGCGCTATTCCGCCGTCCCCTCCTCGAAGCCATGTATGGACGGGAGTACGTCGAAAAGTGTTTGAACCGGGAGCCTACGCAGTCCCCTTCGAAGGCCGCGTAGAGCATTCGACGCCCGACCCTGGGCCCGGACTTCTGGAACAGCTCACCGAACGCCAGACAGCAAGTATACTTGCGGCGTTTTCCGGCGTCCTGACCGCCCGGCAAGTCGACGTGATCGTGCTCCGGTATTCCGACGAGCTGACCTTCGAGCAAATTGCGGAACGGCTCAACATCTCGCCGGCGGCAACACACCGGCTGCATGCCCGGGCGCTCGACGCACTCCGGAAGCGGCTCGCGGAAATGCGCGTTCACAGCGTGCGCGACCTGATCTGACGACGAATATGGCTGGCGAATCGAAATTTGCGCACATGGACCGCGGTCAACTCCAGATCCTGCTGCGCGAGTACTGCGCAGGCAATGAGCGCGGGCACTACACCTGGAAGATCGAAGAAATCGAGGCCGAACTGCACCGCCGGGCGCTCGACACCACCATCGCGATCGATGAGAAATTCCGCCTGGTCGTCCGGACACCGGAGAACCGGGTAGGGCGCGTCTACGCAATCCAGTGGGAAGCCGGCAAATGCGGCGCTGATTAAGAGAAAACTATGAGTTCACAGGCGATCATCATCGGCGTCATCTTCGGCGGCATCTACCTGGGTGGTCTGGAAGTGTACAAGGGCGCCAAGTGGGTAGGCCACGAAACGAAAGCCATCGTTCACAAGATCCTGCACCCTCACAAGCCCGCTCCTGCTCCCCCGCAGCCCAAGCCGTAGTCCCTCCACCAGGTCAACCGCCATGCCAGAGGGATGGATCGCTTTCGAGGAAGACAAGCCGTGGGTAGACGACCGCGGCATGCTCCACCGCCCATGTAAACGACAGGTAACCCGCCATGATGTCAGCCGCTCGCCACTATCCGGACCACGCCACTCAACTCGCAGCTCACGAAGAGCGGATTGACTCGATTAAACAACAGCAGCAAGGTCTCGAAAAGAAGTTCAACGACCTGACGAACCTGATCATCTGCACGCTACTCTCGTCGGTCGGAGCGCTCCTGGGTACTGTTGTTCTGCTTTTGAAGAAATGATCCGAGGCAATCGTGAGCCAGGCGCGCCCGGGTTTACAGGTTTTCGTGCAGGGCATCCCGGTCGAGCTGCTCTGGCGTGTCTCTGCGGATAGGAAAACGAAGATTGAACGCTGGCGGGCAAAGCGGTTGTTTGTGGCTCCGGAAGAGATCGACGTCGAATTCTGTTCCGACCAGCCGCTGCACGGGCTGCACACGAAATCAGGGGGACGCGGTGATGCTAGAGGAGCCAACGACAGCCGACGAAAAGCGCGTGGACGTCCTGCTTAATTTCAGGTGGGGGGTCCAAGACAAAATACCATCTGCCGTCTTAAGCGAACGACTTGGCAATACTCCATGCGTGGCAGTGCCGGACCCGCCACCGACAGATGACCGGAACGCGGGAACCTGCTTCGGCCTGACACCTGTCGACGAAGCACGTCTAGCGGAGCTGATTCTATTCATGCGGGGCATCGGCTTACTCACGAAATACGTTTCTGCAGAGCGCGATCCACACGATTACGCGATCATCACGATGACATTCTGCCAGGCCAAGGACTGCCGTCTCCCGCCGGAATTCTGGGATACGCACCAGGCCTTCGGCGGACAGCCCAAGACGGAATGAGCGAATTTCTCTGGTCGAAGCAACGCGAGGAAGCCGCGCAGCTCGTCGCCGCCGGCGAACTCACCGACGCGCAGATTGCAAAGAAAGTCGGAGTCACTCGTAACGGCGGTGTTGCCCGGTGGAAAGCGCACCCGGAGTTTCAGAAGCGCGTCCGGGAGCACATCAAGGACTGGGCGACGCGGTTTCGCCTCGATAATCCGTTCTGCATCAAAGAACGCCGGATCCAGTCGCTGGTCGAGGATTTCGAAGCCACCCAGACAATTCTCCGGGAGCGGGGCGCGGAACTTGCCGGCACGTCCGGAGGCGCCGGCACCGGCTTCATCTGCCGCGACTACAAGGGTAAGGACGCAGACCGTGAGGTGTTCTTCTTTGATGCGGCGCTCATGCGTGAGCGGCGGGCCATTCGGGAACAGATCGCGAGTGAGCTGGGCCAGGTCGTCGAAAAGCACGAGCACACCGGCAAGGATGGAGCGGCGATCGAAGTCGCTGTAAATGCAAGGGAACTGCTCACTAGCCGAATCGCTGGCATCGCTGAACGAAACCGACCGCGAGACGGCGCTCGAAGCCCTGACGGACAGTCAGGCGCTGAGCCTTCTGTATGATTGGCCATTCTGGGCCAGACCGAATCAACTCCCACCGCCGGGAGACTGGCGTAACTGGCTCATCCTCGCCGGCCGCGGCTTCGGCAAAACGCGCACCGGCGCCGAATTCGTCCGCGACGAGGTGGCGAAAGGAAAAGCGAAGCGCGTCGCCATCATTGGTCACACCGTAGCCGACGTCCGGAAAGTGATGATCGAAGGCGAAAGCGGCCTGCTCGCGTGCTATCCGCCGGGCGAAGGGCCGATCTACACGCCCTCCGATCGGTCAATCACCTGGCCGAACGGTGCAATCGCCACCACTTACTCGGGCGATTCCGCGGACCAGCTCCGCGGACCGCAGCACGATTTCTACTGGGCAGACGAAATCGCAAAGTGGAAGCACTTGCAGGACGCCTGGGATAACCTGCAATTCGGGTTGCGGCTTGGAAGCGCGCCTCGGGGCGTCATCACGACGACACCGAAGCCGCTTTCTCTGTTGCGTGTTCTAATGCGTGACGCGAGCACGGTTGTCACGCGGGGAAGCACGTACGACAACTCGTCGAACCTGCCGCCGGCGACTCTCGAAGAGTTCCGCAAGAAATACGAAGGCACCCGGCTCGGGAGACAGGAACTGTTTGCGGAGATTCTGGACGACGCGCCAGGCGCACTCTGGAAACGCGACTCTTTCGACAAGCTGAGAGTAAAAGCGCCGCCGGAACTGACGCGGATCGTCGTAGCGATCGACCCGGCGGTCACCGACCAGGAGCACTCGGACGAAAGCGGCATCGTAGCAGCCGGCCGCGGCATCGACGGGCATGCTTACGTGCTCGACGACTGGTCCTGCCGGGTTTCCCCGGGCGACTGGGCGAAACGAGCGATCGAGCTTTATCACAAGCATCGGGCGGACTTGGTCCTCGCCGAAGTGAACAAAGGCGGCGACCTGGTGATATCGACGCTGCGGGTCATCGACCCGAACGTCGCCTCGCGGAAAGTTCGCGCAACGCAGGGCAAGGTGCTGCGGGCCGAACCGGTAGCGGCCCTCTACGAGCAGGGCAGGGTCCACCACGTCGGCAACTTCGACCAGCTCGAAGACCAGATGTGCATGTTCACGACCGGAGCGTACGTGGGGCCCGGGTCACCGGATAGGGCGGACGCCGCGGTCTACGCGATTACGGATCTGATTTTGGAAGGGCACGGCGAGGCGCTGTTCGATTACTACCGAACGCGTCAGCCGGAAAAGAAAAACTAAGGGGCGAAACAGGAATGATTGCACAGGGACTCGGCGGCTTAGCCTCCGATGTAACGCGCATTGTCGCGGGATTTTTGCGGGCCACCGTGCCCGACTTGATGGTGATGGCCGGCATCGGTATCGGCGTCTGGGCTGCGTTTGGGTACTCGCTTGTCGCGGGTCGCTCGGCTGCCGGCGTTGCGCTGATCGTCGTCGGCATCGCGATCGCCAAGAAAGCATGATTGAAATCTGCGGCCAGCAGTTCAAACGGCGGCCGGTTTATATCGTCACCGAGCTGCACTTCGACGGCGCTGTGATCGCCGTCTACAACTCAATAAATTAGGGACACCAACGTGAAGAAACAACTCTTTCGACTCTTACTGCTCTGCCTCTGCCTTGCGCTGGCGTGCCTTGCGCAGCCGGCCGGGCCCTGCACTCAAAACGCGGACGGCGCTCCGCCGATGATCTCTTACGGCCGCGCTATCTACACTTGCTCCGCCGCCACCGGACAGAACTGGTCGCTGCTCTGGGCCCCGAACACGAACTTTGGCGAAACCGGCCTCCGGCTTGCCCACGCTCAGTACAACTTTTCGCTGGACGGCGGCGCGATCGGCACGATAACCCCGGTAAACAACTTCACTCTGCCGGCGAAGGCAGTCATCACGAACGTCAGCATCAACTCGACCACTGCGGTAACCTCTCTGGGCTCAGCGACGGTTGCGATCGGCACGACCTTGGGATCTTCGGCGACTTCGTTGCTTGCGGCCACTGCTAAGGCCTCGCTTTCGGCGAATGCATTCGTGCAGGGCGTCCCGGTACCGCAAACCGCATCGACCTTTATAAAGATGTCGGCCGCCGGGCAGTTGCAAATTACGGTGGCCGTTGCCGCGCTCACTGCCGGCGTGATTGAAGTTTACGTCTGGTATTACGTTTCGACCACTTAGGCTGGGCGAGACCAAACGATATGCCACCGCGGGCTGATACGCGGCGGGGCGTGGAAACCGCCCTTCATTGCACTCAATGCTCGCCGACGCTCTCCAAAAGCTGCTTCTCCCTGCAGGCGGTACCGAGACTCCCATCGACCCCGCGATGGTGCAGCTCCGGGTCGGGGCGACGGTCCGCGACTACATTTCGAGCATAAAACCGTCGTCCTGGTTCGGACCGAACCAGCCGATGGTACCGGAGGCGCCGAAAGGCACGCTCCCCCGGATCTTCGATTATCCGTTCGGGTCAAACCTCTTCTATCAGCCCCGCAGCGAACAGAAGGGGCCATCGTTCGATCAGCTCCGCAACCTGTCTTACAACTACGATGTCCTGCGGTCGTGCATCGAGCGGCGGAAAACGCCGGTGCTTGCCCGGGAGCTCGTCTTCAAAGTCAAAAAGAAGCCGGGGGAGAAGCGCCGCGACCAAAAGAACCGGACCGAAAACGACAGCCGCGTTGACTACCTGACCGAATTCTTTAAGCGGCCGGACGACGAGAACGATTTCCAGACCTGGCTCTGGATGCTCCTCGAGGAGATGCTCGTCACCGACGCCCTGGCAATCTGGCCGGTTTACCAGGGAGACAAGGTCCGGGCGCTGAAACTCATCGACGGCGCAACCATCAAGCCGCTGCACACTACCGAAGGCTGGAGGCCTGCGCCACCGGATCCGGCTTACCAGCAGATCGTCAAAGGCATGCCGGCGCTCGATCTGACGACCGACCAGCTCTTGTATCTGCCCAGAAATCGCCGGGTTTCCCGGTTCTACGGGTATCCGCCCGTCGAGCAGCTCATCCTGACCATCAATCTCGCCATCAACCGCGAGATCTCGCAGCTTTCCTGGTACACGGAGGGCAACGTTCCGGAAGCCCTCGTGCAAGTCCCGGACACCTGGACACCGGACCAGATTGAACGTTTCCAGCTCATGTTCGACGGGATGCTCGCCGGCAACCTGGCCGCGAAACGCCGCATCACTTTCATCCCGCAGACGGCGACGAACGGCGTGACATTTACCCGGGAAAAGGTCCTGGTCGGGGAAACCGACGAATGGCTCGCCCGCGTGTGCTGTGCCGTGATGCAGGTATCGCCGCAGCCGTTCATCAAGTCGATGAACCGCTCTCAGAGC